AAATGAGTTTGCCATTTATCTTCTCCAATTATATGATATAATTATACCACAATACTAATGCTTTGTCAAGCAGTTTTTTATCCTAATGCAATAGCAAAAGCTAATCCGTCACCATCACCCACTGCTGAAACAGCTTCAAGTGATATCTTACCACCAGAATGGTCATATGTCAGTACGTAGTTATCCTGACCTGCACCTACAGTTTGGTCTGCGTCTAATGTAAAGTTACCCAATGTTACGTCACCCGTACCGTTAGGGGTAAGAGTAATGCTACCGTTTACAGTACTGGTTGTAATGCTGTTTGCTTGCACATCCAGATTACCACCCAACTGAGGTGTTGTATCATCCACTACATTAGCAATGCCACCTGCTGGCACGGCTTCTAGGCTGATTAAACCTGCAGTATTATCATAAGTAAGCACATAGTTATCTTCACCAGCACCAATAGTTTGGTCGGCATCAAGCACCATAGTACCAAGTGTTACATTACCTGTACCATTAGGTGTTAATGTAATACCGCCATTTACTGTGCTTGTTGTAATGCTATTAGCTTGAACATCAAGATTGCCACCAAGTTGCGGTGTAGTATCTTCTACAACATTCTCAAGTTCGTTACCAGTAGCCTGTGTTACAGTAGCAAAGGCAAGCTGCCCAGCACCGTCTGTCTTTAAAAACTGACCAGTTGTACCATCAGCCTGTGGGTGCTTTAACCCATCAATGATAACATTACCAGTGGTGTCAGGTGTAATGGAAATATCACCAGCAGATACAGACACAATACTCTGACCGTTAACATCTAAGTTACCGCCAAGCTGTGGGGTAGTATCTTCTACAACATTGTTCAGCGTACCTGCGCCACCTACCTGTGCATCCACATAAGCCTTGATAGACTGCTGTGTAGCCAAATGACTAGCACTATCTGATACCATAGTGTCTTCATCTTTGATAGACGTACCAGAAATTGTACCGTTAAGAACAGCACTTGTAAGTGTTTTATTAGTGAGGGTTTGTGTTCCAGTAAGAGTAGCTACTGTGCTATCAATTGAGAATGTGACATCGTTAAGAGAACCAGCAGTATCAATACCTGTACCACCAGTAAAGGTCATAGTCTCAGTGTCTAAGTCAATGCTTAATGCACCGCCTGTGTCTGCCTGAAAGTCTAGGTCAGCAGCAGTTACTTGTGCATCTACATATGCTTTAGTGGCTTTTGCGGAAGGGATAGTGTCATCTGAAACAGACACAGTAGAAAGGTCTGTATCCAAAACACCAGTAGCTAGGTGGGTAGTATTAATGTTAGACACAGTGTTAGATGCTGCATCAATAGTTTTATTTGTAAGTGTTTGTGTACCTGACAGTGTGGCTACAGTGCTATCAATATCAAATGTTACAGTGTTACCTGAACCTGTAGTGTCAATACCAGTGCCACCTGTAAGTGTTAGTGTTTCTGTATCAAGGTCAATATTAAGTGCGCCACCAGTATCTGCTTGGAAATCCAAATCCTGTGCAGTTACCTGTGCATCTACGTAAGACTTAATAGCTTTGGCACTAGCCAGTGTATCATCGCTGGCTGATACGGATGTCAGGTCATTGTCTACGCTTGTTACTGCTGTAGATGCACCTACTACAAGGCTGTCAATATTGGCTGTTCCATCAATATACAGGTCTTTAAACTCAGCACCAGATGCACCTAAGTCAACATCGTCATCTGTTACAGGAACAATAGCACCATCTTGAACACGAATTTGTTCAGTAGAAATAGAGGACACATCTACGTAGAAACCTACCCGATTGTTTGTGTCATCTACAACAACCTTATTGATAGGTGTAGTAACACCGGGGTCACCAATCAAACCAATGACTGGACCTTCACCAGCAGTACCGTTATGCTTGTGACCAGTAGTATTACTGAATGTATTTACAAGTTGGTTAAACTCGTCATTACTATCGGCAGCATTGATAATGTCACCGTCAGTAAATGTAGACTGTCTGGTATAACCTGCCATTTAGTTATCTCCTAGCGGCTGCTGCAAATTCTAGCTGGAAGCCTTTTAGCGAATAAGGTGCTGATACACCTCTGTCATTAACCCTTAGTGCTACCGCAAACCCTGAACCCTCAATAGGCTGTCTATATAGTGGGTTTGACTGACCACCGTATGTTGCTGTGCCATATATAGATGTACCATAAATAGCAACTACTGTTGTTGTGTCAAACGGATAAGCTGCAGGTCTTGGTACGTTAGGTGACTCATAATCGTATCTAACAAACAAGTCTGCGTTTACAGCAGCTTCAGGTGCATAGTTAATAATAACACGCTGAAACGCTTTACGAATACCTGCATCACCCATTGACAAGTCTGGTGAGCGATACTTACCAGTTATTGTGTTACCATCAAAGTCATTGCCTTGCTCTTGACGATACACATATCCATCATATTCACCGTGAACTACAATGGACTCACCTTGCGCTACAATAAAGTCTGTACAGCTTGGGCGTATGCCACGAATGTCTGCAAACTCATATGTATCACCTTTTCTAACTGCAATCACGCCTGTTGTTAAAGCACGAGTATTATTAGCATTAGAAAAGAATATGCGATACTGTGTCTTGTCTGGTATAATTAAGCTATCAAATTCATCTACGTCATTTAAGCCTTCAAAGCGTGGCTGTACCTGACGGCTAATTGTACCAAGTTCAACGTCACCAATTCTTTCTGTACCAGCAATAGTACGCAGTCCGTCTGGACCTAAGAATACAATGTCACCTGCAAATTCTTGGATGGTAAAACCATTAACACATCCAATTTCTCTAGTCACTGGCTGTAACACAAAGTCTGCAGATGAGTTACCTACTAACTTAAAGATGCGTTCTTCACAAAAAATATACAATGCATCACGAAACGGAAACAATCCAGTGATTGGGCTATCTACTGCAATGCTACCTGCACCATTTGCAACAGCAAAGTCATCGTCAGTATAAGGTGCAGTAAATATAACTTCTTCTGTATTAGCTGAGTGTCCAGCAAAGAACAGTGTATTTTTAAATCCAACTACATACTGTGGGTTAGCAGGTGCGCCTGTTGCATTTAAGTCTGTTACTGTAGTGCCATCATACTTACTTGCGTGATTAGCACCATCTGCCCATGCAATATATTCTGTTCCAGCTAGGCTATAACGAAAGTGTGTGTACTTACCTGCACCAGTTCTGCCTGTATCTATTTGTGTCCACGCACCAGAGCCGCTACTGGCTTTGTAGATATCTTCACCACGAGCAGCAATAATCTCGCCCTTAAAGTACGCACTCATCAATACTTTTTCTGTTGATGATGCAGTATAAGGAACTACATTAGTGTTCCACTTCTCATAGCCAGAAATACGTCTGTATCCACCTTTAATGTCTGGCTCAAAGTTTTGTAACTCAAGTGCCATACCCGGCTGGATATCAAAGGTAGATTGGTCTAATACTAAGCCACCCTTACATGCAAAAATGTATGGACTAAGGCCGGATTCATCTGCCATTTATACCACCTTAAAATCCTACGTTAATGCCATACCTTTGCGAGTGTGGAATATATGTTGACCTCACATAGTCTGTTCTATTTAGCAGAATTGATTGCATTTGTTTAATGCCCTCTTCAAACCGGGCAAAGTTAATACCATATTGCTGTGCTTCTCCACGATACTGATAAGCATATGCAGTAGCACCGTCAGCAATTACTTGTCTAAATTGTTCAGGAATTGTTGGAACATCTGTTGCTGCTGACAGGGCAATTGGTTTATCAAAGTATTCATACTTTAGTTCGTATGCTTTATCTGGATACGGGTATAAACCATAGTTATTATCTGGTGTACGGAATACATATATAGGTACACCGCCCACATTAGATGTTGACTCTTGGTCAATGTATCTGTCTATATATTCTTTGTAGTCAATTACTTTAAGTGTAGTTCCTGCAACATTAAGAGTAGTGTCTCTACTTATTCTAAATGTTTCATAGTCTACGTGTGTAGCTGTAGCAGGAATAGAGTAACGAGTTTGGTTAGCTACTAGGGTAACTGTGTTGGTAGCATGAGAAAAAGGCCAGCCATATTCACGCTGGTTAATATAATTAATGGCATCGTTTACTGCGTTCTTACACTGGATTTGAAATCCACGTGCGCCAGTAACAAAATTAGAGGCAGTTAATTCTACCTCATTCATTCTAGCAATGACTTCATTTGTCAAGTCTAAGTAATCGTATGCCATTACATATTCCTAAAAGAGTAAGCAGGGGCAACCCTAAAGCTGCCCCCACTAGTGATTACTTATGCAAGTGTATCACGGTCTACTTCATCAGCAGTGCGTGGTGCAGTCATGTCTACGACAAGAGCGTAAACACGAGCCTTACCAGCAGTACCTGTACCAGTAACAGTTGAAACAACGTCAATGGTATCGGCAGCAGTTGTACCCTGTGGTACAGCAGCTTCTGTGATGATGTCACCTACTGAACCAGCTTGCAGGTCAATTGCAGTCACGATATCTGCAGACCCGATTGACAGGTCAGCAACGTGTGCAGATGAACCAGCACATGCTTCAGTGATAACTGCGCCAGCAGCAAGTACCATGCAGTTAGCTGGGATGCTAACAGCAGTTACTGTGCCAGATGCAGTAGGAAGGGTTACTTCGGCTTCGTAAACACGAACACCTTTAGCAACGGTCTGAGAAAGTGTAGCCATTGTCTATACCCCCCTTACACCAAGTTGAACTTAGCATTAACAAGACCTTCAGGACGCAGAATCTTGCGACCATACAGGTGCATACCACGAACGATGTCAGCGAAGCTGTCAGGGTCACGATATGTTTCAGTCTTGTTGATTTGCTCTGCAGTGGCAACGGCTGAGTCATGACCGCCTACAACCACACCATAGTTTGATGAGTTTGTACCACCAGTTGTGCCTGAACCTGTACCGATTTGTGGCAGGTTGTTAGACACGTACACACGGAAGCCATGCAGGTTAGGCAGTACCAAACCATTCTGGATGCCTGAACCACCAAAGTCTGCGTTCAGCAGCTTTGAGTCTTCGTCCTTCAGCACTTCCATGAACACTGGGTCAATCACGAGCCAACGGCCCTGTGTGTCTACGTTCTGCTGGTCCAGCTTACGTGACATACGTGCAATAACCTGCAGTGGGTTAGCATTACCTGAACCCGGTACAGCAGTTGCACCCGGCAGACGTGGCTGGATACCAATTGAGTCACCAGCAGAACCACCGAAGTCATCACCTTCCAGCTTCATTGAAGCAAGAAGTTCGTCTGAACCTGCAGTTGACACAGCTTTTGTACCATTAACAGTTGTGTTAGCAGTATCAGCTACTGCGTGTAATGCAGACTGAGTGTAACCAGCTAAGTAGCCAAGAACGTCTTGGTCATACTGGTCAGCAAGGCGGTAAGCAGCACGGTCACTTGCCAATGACTGGAAGTTAACGTGGCTGTGAGCCTCTTCAATGTCATCAACCTTAAATGCAAAGTAGTTAGCTTTGTCAATTGTCAGGCTGAAGTCTTCATCGTCCAAGTCTTGTGCGGTAATCTGAGTACCACGTGAGTAGGCTTGAACTGAAATTTCGGGTTCTTTGATAATCTTAACGGAATCACCCATGTTAGCAATCTCACCGAAGTAATCGGAGTTTGTGATTGCTTCAGCAACGGCAGACTTGCGGAAAGCAAGCTGCACCTGTTTGCTGTAAATTACAGGTGAAAAATTACCGTTAGGAAGATTACCGTACCCTGCAGCACTTGTAAATGCCATAGTACCATCTCCTATTTTGGTATTTAGTTTTCACGACAGATGCAAACTAGCAGACTAATCAGAGGCTGATTCATATGGGTGTGTATCATACTAAGGTGGCCGCCCTAGTTATCAACAGGCCAAATTCGTCAGGTAATCCGTAAGGCTGTGACGTTTGCTGGTGAAGTGTACATACTTGCGCTTTATATATACACTTCTAGTTAACTATAGTTATACACAAAAATAACTACTTGTCAACACTTTTTTTATTTTATCTGGCAGAACCAGATACATCATAGACAAACTTTCCTGTGCGGATAGCTTCCATGATTTCATCCGACCTCTTCTCATATTCTTGAGGAGACATCTTTTGAACTTGAGATTCCCTTATATAAGTGGAAGTTTCGTCTGCTTGAGGTGTGCTTCTTGCGCTTTTAGTAGACACCGCTTCAGCTGCACCTTTAGTTTTCTTAGATTTCTTTTCACTTTCAATTCCTCTATCAGCTTTGTACAAATCAATGGCACGAGCAGCTGAACGAGCATCGTTGTCATTTTCATATAAAGCATCCTGTACCCACTTAGGCTGTTCTTCAGCCCACTCATGGAAATCATCGCTATCACGAATGTCTCCAAAATCAGGATGCAACCTCATCAACTCAGCTTCTGCCTTTTCTTTTGTGGCAGACATTTGCATCTCGTCAATTGCCTTCATACGTTCTTCAAGCGCAGTAGCTTGTTCACGTGCTTTCTTCATAGCAATTGTTTCTACGATTGCAGCTACGTCTGGATAATCTGCTGCCCATTGTTCAATGTCCTCATCGGACTTAGGCAGTTTCATTTCTTTCTTAGTAGCTTCACCAAGTTGACGTTTTAATTCGTCAATCTCTTTTTTAAAGTCTTCAGCTTGTTTCTGCTGATGTCTACGCAGGTCAGAGTAACGCTTCTTAAATGTTTTCTCTTCTGCATTGGTAGGCTCTTCTTCTACCTCTTCTGTTGCAGCTTCTTGAACTTCGCCACGTTGTTCTTTTAGTAACTGCTCTAGTTCCTCTTCTTCAAATTTACGTTTTTCTTCGTTTGAATATTTACGATTTGCAAATGCAACTTTCTTTTCTGGTTGCATTTCTTCTGCCATAATAGCTGCTTCAGCCATTCTTTTCTCCTTATGGGGCTAACCGTAGCCAGTGTTGGGGGGTTAGGTAGCCATTGATATGCGGATTATTTTTTAGAAGCTAATCCACTTTGCTTCATCTGTTTAGCAAGACCACCTTTAGCAAGTCCTGATATACCATAACTTTCTACACCAGCAGCGGAAGATGCACCATAATCATCTGCTCCTGCGGATTTTGCCTCTTGATAAGATTGCTGATAATCATCTCCACCGCTACCGCCCATTTCTTGTCCATACGAACTTGCTTTTCGTCTGGCTTCTTCGGCTCTTTGTTTTGCCTCTTCTGCTGCTTTTTTCCTTGCGGCTTCTTCTGCTTTTTTCCTTGCAGCTTCTTCCGCTTGCTTTCTTTTTTCTTCTCTTTCTTGCCTAGCCTTTTCTAAATCAAGTTTAGTACCGTCATCGTACTCAATATATTTTTCATTTCCATCTTTGTCTATTGTTTTATTTGCAAACTCTTTTGTTACTTTACCAGTTACAGGGTCAGTTTTATAGTACTCACCCCTTACAACAATATCGCCATTTAGTGTAGAAGAAACTAATTCATTTGCAGTTTTTCCTGTTTTATCTACAGGACCTAATGCTTTTTTTATTCTATCGTCTAATTGTGCTTGTGTTTCTTCTATAGCTTCAGCAGCACCCGTACCTTTTTCTTTTGTTACTTGAGTGGTCTCTACTTTTGTAGATTTCGTACCTGCTTTAACATCTGGAACTTCTAATCTTTCGTCTTCTAAATCTTTATCTGCTCTTTGTGCGTCAGACAAACCTATTTTATCTTTTAGTGATTGAGGCATTTCTGCTGGCTTAGAAAAACCTAATGCTTTTGCTACAGCACCTAAAGCACCACCTGTAGCACCAACTTGCTCACCTGTAATAGGGTCAAAAGAATTTCCCTTACCATCTGCTACTGTACCATCTGGTAATATTGTTCCTTCTTCAGGGTTTATTTTGGAAGCTGCTAAACTGCCTAAAGGACCGCCTAATGCACTTAATGCAAGAGGGGCTAATGCTTCAACAACACTTTGTTTATTTGTAAAACCTAATGCCTCTGCTGCTGCAATTCTATCTTGTATTCCTTCTATACGTTCTTGTTCAGCCTTTTGTTCTTCTGGACTAGGTCCATCATCATAGCTTTCCACAATATATGGCCCACCAACTCCACTACTAGTTGGTGTAGTAGGCTTAGTAGTTTCTGGTTTTGTTTTACTAAAACCCGTAGGAACAGGTATTAAAGGATTACCATTAGCATCTACAGGTATTTCAATTGTATTTCCATTTGCGTCATAGTAAGTTACATTAGTAGGTTGCATACTTGCAAACGTAGGAATTTGAACACCCGTTGGGGTTGTTGGGGTAAACTGTTGTGTTGGTGGTGTATATGCACCAGTTGGAATAGTTGGAGCAAAAGGTTGGCTAGGCTGAAAAGGCTGCTGTTGTTGCTGACCTGTACCAGCAAACTGAGAAGGTTGATAACCAGCAATACCATACTGATTTTGTTGTTGCATATAAGGTGGAACAAACATACCTTGTGCGGCTTGAACTACACCGCCTTGCGCAAATTCTTGTACTCCATCATCTTCTACTTCTAAATCATACATATCAAATGGTAAGTCGTCTGGCATTGTAGCTTCTTCACTATTGCCCATTTGACCCATAGCTTCCATCTCAGACAAACCCATTTTGGCTTCTTGGCGCATACGCATCAAGTTTTCAAGACCTATGTAACGTACCACATCGGCAGGAAAAACAAATTCACCCTCGCTTAACTGAGCAGGTATGTCATCACGAACTTCTTCACGTGTAGAACCCGGTGGCACTTCATTGCCTGACACTTCGTCAACCATGCCGCCTTCTTCCATAAGGCCACCATCATCAAAGAGTTCCATTTGTTTATCCATTGCCATTTACTTCATCCCGTAAGTATTTTAGTTTACGTAAAGCTGTGATAGCCCCTT